TTCATTACATAATATGAATTTGCTGGATAACCAGAAACTTGACTATCATACTGAGAATAAATTGCTCCATTTGACCAGTTATATCTTGGTACTACAAGAGATGTTGCTTGAACTTTCTTTACTGATTGCATTTGATTTCTTGCACCAGTAACATCGCTCGCTCTATTAATTGGAGTTGGTACTGTATCAGAGCTATCCCAAATTTCTGAACGGCCAATGCTAATATAATATCTTGCAGTATTTTGGGCAAACTGATCAAAAAATTGTCTAGCTAAAAGAGTTCTAAGAGCATCGGTTACAATTGCTGGCATGATTAAGATTCCTGAATTCTAAGTAATACGTGAAGGTTTTGTGAAGTATGACCTGCGTCTTGAGTTAAGGTTATTTTAATTCTTTCTCCAGCAGTATAACTACCACCTACTGAAGTATTTAAAGTTTGAGTACCATTTCCTGTAACTTCAATTGAAGCAGTTCGTGTTGTTGTTGTACCATTGTTGTGTGAAATAATAATATTTAATTGAAATGTTGATGATGAACCACCATAACTTGACGATTCAAAGCTGGCTGTAACATTAGTAAATGCGCCATTAACTGGCATTACTACACCATTAGGAGAAGTAGAACCATCAGCAGTTTTTAATTGAACGCCTGAAGATGAGCTATGAGTCCCGTCGAGACCAAAACTAAGATATGCTGTTGAAGCCGAAGAAGCTGGAGCTCTATCTATTGCGAACCATCCAACATTATCTGCCATTTCAAATTGATTAGTAGTCTCATTATAATGAATAGCGCCTTGTCTATAATGTGTATTATAGAAAGCATTATCTTTATAACTTGTTCTTTCGGTTGATGTGTTCTGCGGTACAAAGAGTAAGCCTTTGTTTCCTAAATCTGTAAATGCTCCATTAGCAGGAGTATTTGTTGTTACTCTCCAACCAGTGTGTGCTGCGTTTGATGAGCCAGCAACGTGTAATTGATTTGCATTAACTACAATCTTACTATCACTACCAGATTTAATAGTTCTAGTTGCAGCAGAATCAAAAGATAAAGGTTGGCCTGAATCCATACCGAATGTAGTTCCAGGAATACTTAGCTTACCACTATTATCTGTTAATCTTAATGATCCAAGATGAATTGTACTTCCACTAAGATGTAGGTCTTTCCATTTTTTAGTAGATGTGCCAAGATCGCGAGTTTCATTTGCATCAGGTACAAGATCGTATGGAATTGCTGCATTAGTAGCAGTAATGATTCCTGCTACTTGAGCTGAATCTGGTAAAGCCGAAATTGCAGATGCTATAGTTGAATATTGTACTCCATCTAAAGTATCAGCATCTACATTGAGTGCATCAACAAAAGCTTTATTTACTCGAGTATCAATTGCTGAGTTGGCTCTTGCTGTTGTAAAGTATATATTTGTAGGACCTGCACCGCCGTTAGAACCAGCAGAATCTTCAGGAGTAGTGTCTGTTACAGCCCCTGTTAACGCTGCAGTTAAGGCAGCTAGTGTAGCATCAATTGGATTTACTCCAATATCGTTGTCTAATTTAAATTGTGTAACAGCTGAATCAATTGAAGAATCAACTTGCACCGCTGTTTGTAGCGTCATACCAAGTGCACGAGCTGAATCTAAGCCACCACTTTGTCTAAATTGTATATATGCAGAATCAATGTATGCTGTAACATCAGTAGAGTCAAGGCTTAATCTATTTGCTCGAGCAGAATCTAAGAAGCCTGCACCAAATAATGCATCAATTGCAGAAGCTGAGTCAAGTAGCTTTGTAGTGCCTCCACGAATTCCTAAGATATAATCGCGATTTGCTTCTTTCTTAATATCTGTTATAAATGCTACTATACCACTACTATCTTGTAATGTAATATTATTAATTTTTGTAGGATCTGCAGGAATTAATCGAGTGACGGTTGTCATTGAATCTTTAGTAGCACCATCAAAGAGAATGCCATCAAAACCAAATCCAATACCGTTACTGTTTACACTCTGTAAATTAAGCTGTAGTGAAAGAGCCGTTATGTTTGAATATAGTTCAGTAAAGTTGGCATTAATTTTAGTAGCGCCAGTACGTAGATCGTCTCCGGTACCGTCGTTGCCTACTGTTCCAGTAAATATGTTTTGTCTTGCCATTTTCTATCCTGCAATAATATTAATCTTATTTATATATGTTAATACTGCTTATTTGATGTTAAATAGCCAATTGCAACATAATTCTGAGGACTTATATAGTCAGCCTCATATGTTGGATAATCGCGCATATCAAACGTTTCAAATGCATTATCGTACCGAATTCCTACACCAGCAGAATCTAAATTATCAAACGTAATTCCAAAATCTGCCCATTCTTTGAGATCTTTATAGAGCAACATCACATCATTTATAGATGCATATTGTTTACCACCAACAGGTACAGCCATGGCTGAATCAGCCCAATATCCAGTTAGTCGATAAGGACTTGTTCTGAATTGTGGTTCATTCATATGGAATTTAGCACCAAAGTTTGACTTTGCTCCGTGTGGTGCATAATTATTTAGATGCGATATATCACCTTGTGCCTGTGGAGGATTAATACTACTAATCGCATCTGCGCTATCAACAACAAAGAAAATATTTTTGAATGGATCTGGTACAGATTCATCAGTAATAATATTGATTGTGTCGGTGCCTTCGATTGCTACCTCATTTGCAAGATAGAATCCTGTAGGGTGCACAAACCTCCGCCATAATTGTTCCCATACACCAATTGAAAGTGGAGATTTGATAAGAATCGAGAATATCTGATACTTGCCGCCGTCTTGAATAACCTTACCATATTCTGCACCAAGTTCTGATTCTCCAACATTAAAAAGAAATTTCTTTGGATAAATGATTTCAACTTCTTCGTCAAAGAATCCACGAAAGAATCCTTCACCCGAAAAGAGTGAACCTTTTACTCGAAAGAAATTTCCAAAGTTTCGAATTGCTTCTCGTGGAAAAGTAAAATTACCACCTGCAACACCGAGTGCTAGAGTATGAAATAATTGATCTAAGCGTTCTAGACTAGCATCTTCTGTTTCACGAATAGTATTTAGTTCATGAATCATTCCATCAAAGTTTGTGTCAGAATCTTGAAACTCATAGTAGCCCTCAAGAAATGCCACTAAATTTGGATAATCTTCCCTAAAATATTCAGGCAAGATTTCTTCGATTAAGCTTCTTCTGAAGTTAATATCGATTCTATCAAAATGTTTTAGGGTTTCTTCTTTAGCCATTAGTTATCGACTTCCAATGTAGTTGTTTGTCTATCGATAAGGGCTGAAGTAGACGAATTTGTTGAATCTAATTTTAACACATAATTTCGAAGAGGCTTTACAAAACTTTGATTTTCTGGTACAACAGAAAGTCGTAGATATGTGCTACCTAATATAAGAGCTTCAGGATTAATGCCTGTTATATCAACTACTCCTGATGGTGCATCATATTCACCGACATTATCTTGCAAAACATTACCTGCCAAATCGTAAACTTGCAATTTAGTACCAGAAAGCTTGTTTCTTAGCTGTGCTACTACTCCACGGAATTGGAATGTATCTGATATGACTGTATGATTAATATCATCTGGATCTGCAATTCTCATAGGGAATGCTAGCTTATGAGATGTTGATATTCCAACAGATGGAGTAAATCTTAATTGACATTTTACTTCTGTTCGTGATGATAGAATAGCTGGACTTAATGCATCTACTTCGGTCAAAAGATTTGATCTACGAAATACTGATTCAAATCTTTCAAGATTATTGGCAAAGAAATTACGTTTAAAGTTAAACACATCTGTTTCTACAGAAGCAAGTGTATTACCTGTTAATGCAGGATCAAAATTAAAAACAGTATTCAATTCAACAAACACTGTAATCGGATCTACAAATTTTGTTTCAATTGACATCACCGAAAGATTTTTTGTAAAGTTATTCACAATACTTGATTGTGTTTCGGCAATTGTATTTGCCGCAGTATT